CTTTATTTATTGCAAATTTCATAATTTATACTCCTTATTTTATACCGATTACTTTTAATAAGGCGGCTCCTCCGGCTGAACCCACATTGATAGAAGTGCCTGAAGTAAACCACATTGTGTACATTTGCGAAAAGTCCATTCCTCCAAACATTGTGGTCTCTAATTCCATAGCACTGGTGTAATAAATTGATTGATATCTGGTTTGAACGCCAGCAGCTCGTCCCACAAAAACAAGTTTTCTAAAGTCTGTATATGGCTGATTTAAGTTAATAGAGCCGCTTCCAGCTTCACCATTCCAAAGTATAGTTTCTTGTCCTTTTACGGTGTTTATTGCAACATTTTGAGATAAATTATTTACATCCTGAGCCAAGCCGTTTAAGTCAAGTTCGCCTTTGTTGACAACAGTTCCAAAAGCTTTAATTGCGTAAACTAATGCAACGTTTTTCGGACGAGTTTCAGATCCTCCAGTATAACTTGTGTAGTTTTCTCCTGACTTTGTTTCATACCCGTTAGACCCTGAATTACTACCAATAGAACCTCTTTCAACAGTGTGTCTATGAGATTTTAATTCATCTTCTTGATAACTTCCCAAAGTTCTGCCTGAATCAATGCCTCGAGCATTATCCCAACCTCGAACAAAAACACCTCTTAAATCTGGTAAAGTTGCAGATGTTATACTATCAGAACTAGTTAAAAACTTAACCAAATCGGGATATGTAGCTTTTTGAATAGTTGCCCCATCGCAAACTAAAAATCCTTGTGGAACACTTTCCACTGGAAACGTAACAATTGCTCCTAATTCAGTCCCAACCTCGCCTGAATACTTTGTTTCAAACTCTGAGATTGATGTTTCAAGCTCTGTAATCGAATCCTCAACAGACGTTTTTGCAGAATTTACCTCTTCAACTTTTGTGTTAATCGTAGTCATTTTACTTGCTATAGAATCTTCAGTATCCTTAACGATTTTAGCAATGGTGGGCTTGTTTCCGCTTGTGGATTCTATTGTTTCAGAGTCTGTGCCGTTAATAAATTTATGTACCTTTTCGGCGTTTTCATTATACTTTTGAACGCTTTGTTCGACCTGTTCTTGAAGTGTTGCCATGTGTTTTTCTCCCTTTTTTAGCCCCTGTCATTCCGGAATTTTGCTTGTCAAAATATCCGGAATCCATGTTATGCCATCGGTTTATTCAATTGAGGTACATGGATTCCGGGTTATCATTCGCATGATCCCCGGAATGACATTTGTCGTGGTTTTAAATCCTATCAAAAAAATTATCCGTAGTTACAGTTATCAATTCGCCCGTTTGAGTTAAATCTTCGATGCCGTAATTTAAAAGTAATCTCAAAGATCCCTCACTTAAAGTCGGTCTGTTTAAAACTTCTAAAGTAGCAGAAACTTCAAACATATTGCTTTGCGAATTTAAAGTTGATTTATACCCATCATCGGTAAACCTTGCTTTATGCAGAACCAAGCCTAAACCACTCAAAAGCTCTATATCAAACCACGCCACACTGGTTTTTGCTTCGTATAAATACCATGCCTCAAAAATCCCAAAATCAGCTCGGGTAAAACGCCATTTTACAGGAATTTCGGTTGGTGGATTCGCACTTATCATACGGTGTCGAGCAAGTCCTGAGGTCATCTGCGTTTTGATGATCCCGCCTTTTTGATTAATTCCGTAACCGTCTTTTTGCGGTAATGGTAGGGTTTTTGGATAGGTAACCATTAGAAATTCGCTCCGTTTGGTTTAAATTTTTGGTTTAATACTGCATTTACTGGGCCACGGTTTCGGCTGATATTACTTGCCACCTGACCTTCTATTTCTTCCACAATTATATCAAGATTAAACCCGTTGGCGTTTTGGCTTGTCTGAGTTTTAACTTGAGAATTGCCGTGATTCTCAACGTTTATATTAATGATTGGAGCTTGAACCTCAGCCCTTGAATTCCTTTGCATTGCCTGAACTTTTTGACGTGGAACAACCATCTCACCTTTTTGCAAAATCGCAGGAATTTCGTCTTGTCGAATCATTCCGCCCGAATGAAATCTCGGAGCATTTGCAAAAACATCAATCGGCACATTTCGAGTTGGACCAGACCCCGCAAAACCTCCCGTGTGGTTTACGCTTGCAGTTGTTGTTCCACTTGAAAACATACCACTCAAACCGTTCGCCAAAGGTTGAATAATCGCTTGCTGAATTTGAATTCTCAAAATCCCTTCAAGAATGGTATTTGCAAAATCTGTAAAGCTTAATTTCCCAGTTTCCACAAAATTAATAATGCCGTCTTCCATGGACTTAAAGGAACCTGTTACCGCATCTTTTGCAGTTTTTGCAAAGTCGACTGTTTCCCCTTTAACCTCTTTTAGTCCGTCGATCATTCCGTCCTGCCAAGTTACCGACATTCCTAAGGAATGCATCACATCAATCGAACTTTTACCCACATTGTTTAAGTCTTCCAAAGATGCCACACACATTTGAATTTCTTCAACATTTAACGTTGGTTTAGTATCAATTGACATCGGATTATCTAACTCTTTAAGCTTTTTCTGATAATTTTCTAAAGCTAATTCAGAGGCCTTTAATGAGTTAGTCATTTTAAGCAATTTTACAGCAGGATCTCTAAATTTAATATCCGTTTCGCCCATTTGCAAAAGCGTATCTTCAAACTCTTGAACGCTCATTTTTCCGTCGTTCATTTGAGTTTTTAGCTTTAAGATTTGGCTTTCAACAGAATCTGAATTAAACAGCCCAGACCAAAAACCTTCGTCCGAATATTCCGTGTTTTTAATTTGGTCTTGAATATCAGCAATAGACTGTTTTGCCTCGTCAATATTGTCTAATAATTTTAGCCTTGCACCTTTTTCAGTAGCTTTGTTTAGCTCATTTGTAGCAGTTGTCAAACCTTTGGCGTTTTTTTCAATTTCTTTTAACTCTGTTGCATATTTGCTTGAGGCTTTTGCTGCAGCATCGCCTTTTTTTGTAAATTCATAAATTGCAAACCCAGCAATTGCTATAACTCCCAAAGGTCCACCCAACATCGCAACACTTGCAGAAAGCCCTTTTGCCGCCAAACTTAGTCCGTTCATCGCAATAATCCCAGTTGTTGCGGCTTTTCCTGCAACGGCACTTGAAAATGCAACACTTGCCGCGGTGGTTCTGACAGCTGTTCCCATTGTAATAAACGCCGTGCTTGTTGCAGCCGCTCCAATTTGCATAGCTTTAAATCCTACAAAAGCGACCGTCGCATCTTTTAACACGTCGATATTTTCAACGACTTTTGTCACTCCATTTGTTACGCTTGCCAAGGCTAACCCTAAGCTTTTCGCAGATTCCTCACTTGATGCAACAACATTGCTTATGGATCCATAAAGATTTTGCACAGAATCGTTAAACCCTGAATCCCCAATTTGCTTTTGCATTCTGATAAAGTTATCGCCAAGGTTTGAAGAAGCTCCGCCAATTGTGGCCATTTGTTTTTCCATAGCTCCGGCAAATTGTGCAGTCCCAAGTTTTCGTAAATATTGCTCAATTTCAGAAGCATTTTTCTTGACTGTGGGTAGTCCCTTGGAAAGTAAAAGAAACGCTGTCACCTTGTTGCTTTGCCTTGATTCCAAATTCTTTTAAGCGTTCAAATTCCATGGTTGAAGCATCAGCAATCGCCTCAATAAACTGCATAATATCTTTACCCATGGCACTCGAAGTGTTCCCATAACTAAGCAAGGCCTGTTCAGACGGCTCAAGCCCAAGGTTTTTAAGCTTAATCCACGCTTCAGTTAATGAATTTAAAGAATATGGAGTTTGCATCGCAAGTGAGCTTAATTTTTCCAAAACAACATTTGCCCCGTCAACAGAACCTTCAGCAACGGTCATTGAAGCCGAAAGTTTTTGCAATTCAGCGTTTGTATCAATAATACTCGTAACAGTCCCGCGAAGTCCTTGAAAACCAAGGTAAGCCCCAGCAATTCCTGCAAAACCGTGCATTGTTTTGCTAACTTGCCCAACGGTACTATTAAGTGCCAAAAGTGCCGAATTTACGGGCTTAGTAGAGGCTGTGATTCCATTTAAGGCAACAGTCCCTCTTTGCCCAAGACTACGCAGGTCTTTTTCAGCCTCTTTCGCCCCTTTAATTTGAAAATAAACACTCATATAATCAGTTCTCGCCATCCAAAAAACTCCTTAAATCTAATTTAAGTGTAGTTTAGCAAAT